GCTGCATCTAAACCGCAGTCGTTACCCCGCAGTTTTAAGTCGGGTAGTTTGTAACCGAAACTTGGTACGACAGCGTGTCTGTCGCACACAAAACACCTTTTGAGTGTTCTAGCGCATTTCGACTCGGCGCCACGAATGAGCAAACTAGCACTCCTTGCCCTGGAGTTTTGTATACATAAGGTGTATACGCCCTTCATCTTGGATACCAGCCGTGGACTCTAGTCGAACACGATAGAGTTGCCACTACTAATTTGGTCTAGCCAAATAGAAAAGTCGCTCAGTTGGGTCGCGGTCCTACGGCGTCTTGTCACCAGTCTCGAATCTGGCCGATCACACTTTATTGACCTTAGGCGATCTCCGGTCCTCTTTCAGATGCCAATTCTATTTGTTTATTCCAAGTGAACTCCCTAAGAGTCTTTCACTAACGTCTCACGATCTTTTAATCGTTTAACTATTTCCTGAATGTCATTTTCAGAGTATGTTGGTTTAAACTTGGGAAATAGTAGATTTTGGGGAAAATCTGTAATTGAGAGTTTTTGTATTACAATTGAGAAAGTTATTTCATTAGAATGAACGATGTCAGATCTAGCTCCACAGACAAATTTTGCCCATGGAAGATCTTTCAGATCATCCACTGTTGATACGTAAACCAATTGATTCCAAGATATTTTCTTGGAAGTACTATTATTCATCATTAATGAAGGAATAACAGAAGAGTAAGCACTCTTATAATAGAGTGTAGTTTGATTAGCAAAATCTAGATCAGTCACGTTGTTAAAAGAAGCAACTAAACTAACCCAGAAAATTCCTTCCACTTTAAAGTTAACCCTCACTATAGCTAAATTTGTCGAAGATACTAATTCATTACCCATACTAGCAGAGCAAAAGTCCTCATTATGAGTGGGATCGAGGACTATTTGAGTGTAACCCAATGTTGCTGATCCATTGAAAACCATTGTTCCAGTCTTTCTATTCGATTTGGGATTAATTAATTCAACATCATAATCACAATACAGCTTACCAAAAGTGGAAGCTGTATTTGTTGCATCACTACTCAAAACACAATCAACAATTCCAGCATCAGTCAAATTCTTGTCAACAGATGACATATCAGTTCGAACGATTTTGGCTTTAGTTGTTTCTTGCATTCTTCTTGACGGAATAGAGAGCTTAGCAGGCTTCCAGAGGGAAGTTTGGATTGCATTGGATTTAGTACAATAATCAGATTCCACAGTTGATGTTTCAGGATTAGAGGGATTGGAATTTAACGCCATTGTCAAATTCCCTGTGGTACTTGAGGGACATGTTGGTTCATATGAAAAATTTAATGTATGGAAAACAAATTTCTCAAAAGCAGGGGCTATCGTAGATAACCACGGAAAAACTTTATTTAAACCTGCATTTAAGGCGAGGTTTGCAATTGAAGTTATGAGTCCGTTAGATTTATTCACTAATTTGAACATACCCGTTCCAGAACCCACATCACTAATTAATTCTCTTCTCTTCAATCGCACAATCTTGCTGTTATTATTAAAACTTGTAGTTGAGCCCATAGATAGGGGAGCAAGACTTCTATTCAATCGAAAATTTGATTTCGATGGTGCCCTTCTAGGTCTCTTAAATGTAGCAATCGATCTATTATTATTCTTCTTATTTTTCTTCGAGATACCCTTCTTCATTTTACCAGTCTTCATGAAGGTTTCTAAGGAGTGCTCCAACACCACCCCCTAGTAATCGAAGTAATTTTCAAAGTTAGACTTGGTTGGCCCGAAGGTATTATTCAGAATACTAAATGGGATTTCTAATTCTTGTAATGTCTTGGCTTTTCGAATAAGTGATTCATAAAAGAATTGGGTATCGATGTCTATCCCAAATTTCTGACAATACAACATACGCGCATTCCAAGTGACATTAAGCGGCTTTGCGACTTCTGAGATACTCATTTGAAGAATGAAATCATCATACCATTTGTTTTGTTTTTCAAATATCATCTCTCCTTCTCCAAGTATCTTTCGTATTTGATCACAGAAGACCGCAAGAATTGGAGTGCATCGTCCTTGGCAGTATCCACTTAATGCTTTAGCTCGAGTTAATGGAACCCATGTTTTGGGTTTTGAAAGGTATTCACAGGAACATATCCATGGCAATCTCGCAGTTTGTTCAGGAGGAACTATTAAATTGAGCTCCTCTTCATCAAATAAATTTCCACAAAAACATGTATTATTGAGACATTTTTCATATTGCATTTTAATTTTGAATCCAAAATTCTCAAAGTCTTGTTCTTTGAGTATTGGTTCATCAAGACCAAAGAGACCGTCATCTCCTTCGACAAAGATTGTGTCTGCTTTGATGTGATATTTATCGAATAAATATAAAATGTTCATGAGGTTGGAGAAGCCATTACCAAGAGATGTCCACATTTCTCCTGACATTCTTGATCCAATGACCCCAGCTTTGCAATTTCTTGCATCAATGATTTCCAACCGTGGTACTCGGAAATGTTGAACATGGGCATGGCCATGACGTCTAGTCCAGACGGTTTTGTTTTGATAGTAAGTTCTAAGTACAGCATCCATTACTAATGGATTATTTTTCAACATATGTCTCCAGAGATTGCATTCAACAGCATTTGTATAATAAGGATTGAAACCTGATTCAAAAGAAGAATAATCTGTTTCTAATTTCCAATTTTTATAGCGCAATTTTGATAATAAATGAGGAAGCTTATGAATAGGAGTATGTTTTATGAAATAAGGATATCTATAAAGTTGGTCTTCTATTTTCTTAATGAAGGGCGCTACCAACGCTTTGAAAGGATCAGTTCGGGAACATATCCATCGTAAAAATTTATCAATTTCATAAAACTCACGTTTTGGGAAGCCTTTGACAGTATAATGAAATTCAGTTAAATTAAGACTCCAACCATCAGTTAAGACTTCCTTAAATGCTTCTCTCAACTGCTTTTTCCTCTCTTCATTATAACTTTTATTATTAATTAACCACTCCTCGAATAATTCGGAATAATTATCCAAGGGTGGGAGAGGGGTTAAGTGCTCTGAAACCCATTTCTTTGTAAAGGTTGCAAGTCTTTGTATTTCTACTAAATTAGGTACCGGCATAACAGGATTTAGTCGTTTTCTCCAACCCGCATATAAATCCATAGAATCAGTTCGAGTGCAAAAAGGAACATCTTCAAAACCAGAAAACAATTTTTGACCATAAATTTCCTTTCCATCTGTATAATTCTTAATTTTAAAGAAACCTCCATCTTCACGAGTAGGCAAATCTCTCTCAAATTGCAGGTTGTATGTTTTATAACATTGAGGGGCATGAGGCCCGCCTCCTTTAGTCTTCAGTCTTCTTTCCCATAGAATATCAATTCGGGGGTCCCCTTGTCCATTCCAGTAATAGACGGGAACTCTAAAAGGATGAATTCTCTTTGTAGAGGAAAGAAGCTGGACAGCACGAGTAGCTTTCACTACTCGGTGCTTGGCGATCCTAAATCCACAGTACTTAATTGAAAACAATGATCAAGTAAGCCTGGGATAGAAAAGAAACTATCTTTAAGCGTATCTAATTGTTCATCGTAGAATAAATTAACACTCGGTAACATCAAATCTGCCCAATAATGATCAGACTCAGGATGTAAATTACCTCTGTTCATAAAGAATCGTATTAATATTTCTTCACACAATACTTCCATCGACTCTGATGTATATTGATACGAAGAGTCAGAAGTGATGGAAGTTTTCACTTTTGGGATCATCGATCTAATGAAGAAAAACATCCTTTCTCGTGCATTGAGATGTTTTCCTTCTTTAGTTTCAACTTTAAATCTTCTCCACATTGTATCGATATTTGCAGATAATTTAAGATAACAATTGTTCAAAGTAGGGACATGAATTCTAAACTTAACGATATCAGCGTGTCTTAATGAAAATAATGTCTTAAATCCATCAAATTTTGTAATCCATGTTTCTGAACTAAAGAACTGTAAACCAAGTCGTTGCCATATATTCATTTGCTTCTTAGCCGAAGCAATGAAATCATTCCATGAAGCCCAGAGTCCATATTGATTTGTACCTCTGAACCAATCGAGAGGATTATTTGCACCAAATCCATCTTTATTTCCTCTATTTTCATAGGGTACGTTATGATATAATTGAAATAACAACTCAGGATGTTCATAACGTATTCTCTGTATATTTACGTAGTCAAAAGGAGCAACATTGACATCATCAACACAAACATTCATTTTGTGTTGGAGTTTTGTTATCTGTTGTAATGGATTGTTTCCCATAGGAGACCAAACTTGATTAACTTCAGGACTCATTGGAGCAAACACATTACCCCATTCAGCTACCTCAGCATTATTTTGGCCTTGCAAAGGATTAATATGATAAACCAATCTCTTATAAGTATCTCCCCAACAACCACATAAATAAAAACACCATAATCGCCAAAGAGTGAACCACATATTTCTATGTGGCACAGGAACTCCTAACACAGGATCTCTCCAGCCTAAAGAACCCATCAATGGTTTGACAGCTAACAAAAGAAACAGAAACTGTAACATATTACCTAGCGCAATAAAACCAGATGCAATAACAGTGACTAATATAACAAACATAACAATTAAGGTACCAATAGCTCCAGACCATGCACTATATACTTTCTCATTCTCTTGAAGCGAACGAGACTCCACTTTGGTGAAGTTTTCAGTCTGGAAAAATTCCCAGTGTACCGTCCCAGGAATCCTTTTGCGTGACAAAAGATCATCTGAATGTGTCTTATTTCGTCGAGGAACCGTTATCATAGAATCGAGTGATTGAGATTCATTTGCTTTAAAATGATCAAGAGGTTCCAACTTCCAATCTCTCCAAGTGCTCTTATTCTTAATGGGATTAACAGGATAGTCCAAATTTTGAGAATAAGATTTATCAATAAGATAGAAGAAAATAACCATGACAAAGAGTACAGGAGCATAAGCCTCCATAAATGTTCTATATGTTCGGGGATTAGTACTACCATGAGATGACATAGCTGTTTTGATCAATGATATTAATAAACATAACACTACTATTATTACTATCGAGATAATAGGATTTTGAGAATTACAATCTATGTTTTCGTGCATTTGTTATAATTCTCGTTTGAAGCGATTGCAAGAATCGCCACTGTTTTCCACACACTCATTCCGCGACGACTCAAACCTCATTCGCGCACACAAGCAGACAAGGTCCGTGAGGGCACAAGTCTACAGGTCCACGGTCCCACACAAGATTTGAACATCAAACGGAGGGTCGCATGCTTCATCAAGTCTTAAGGCAAGCATTTGGAGCTTGTGGTTGGCGCAGACCAACCAACACCAACATGGGGGTACATTCTAAGGCCGCTATGCGTACCTTCAATGTGCCCCATGTTGGTGCCCTTAAGACACCAGGGGTGTGAGGGGTAAGAAAGAGCAAACCAGAAAAGAACTCGAAACCCCTCAG